ATGTCTTTGGGGCAAGAAGCCGGAAAAAGAGAGGTCGAAAAACAGATAAGGGAAGTTTGGCGCGAGACAAATGCAGGTAGCCAAATAGAAACGAAGCAACAAGGGGAGATAATTATTGCAATTATATTGACCTTACAGTTTTTAGAGAATAAAGATTTGCTATATCAAACTAAAGATGCAGAGTTTTTTGCAAAGATTTATTTACCCACAGACACAATAACGGCCATAACTTCAAAAGATATAATCAAAAATTCTGGCGCTATTATTAAAGTAGATGAAATCGGTATAAGTTTCACTTTTGAGAATAAAAAATGTTGCCCCGCTTGGCAAAAGTTGAAAATCAAACAACATAAAACGAAAGACAGATTATCTAGAGAATTGCCGATATGTTTAAGTTCTATAAGAAAATATACCAACAATCACATACGATTATATAAAATATTTTTAAATAGTCTTAACTCATAACCTTATATTATAACACATTACTAACAAAATTGTTTAGTTTTGTCGTGCGAAAAACCGCTGCAAAATGCAGCGGTTTTATTTAATTTTATATGCTATGATATTTATGTAGATAAAATATTTACAAACTTCAAAACAATAAGAAATAGGAGAAACTATGTATTACATTTTAGAGAATGTTATTTATTTTTATGGCACTGCGGCGGTTGTGACTGCGCTTATATCACTTGGCATAAGCAAAGTACCTAAACTAAAGCCACGCAATTGGTCTAAGAATTTACCGCTTGTGTTTGGTAAGACAATAAGTATTCACGTCGGTATAGCGGGCGCGCTTGTTGTTGTGCGGGCGCTTTTGCTGGATAATGTTAGCGACCTTATAGCAAGCAGTTATTTAATACTGATACAAGGTATGTCTATTGCGGGCTTAGCAATGTTACTCGAAAACTTGCCAAAGGTGTTGTTCAGCAAAGAGTATAGCGCAAACGTGCGAATATTAAACAACGAAAAGTTCAGGCACATTAACGAACTACTTACAGGCAACTATGCGGGCTATAGCAAATCTAGTTGGTTACAAAAACTAGGCATCGTAAGCGTAATTGATATAGACCTTGCAAATGTATTAAGTGCAGTAAACTCAGACAGCAAGCAAAGCAGGTTTAAAGAAATTCTGCGCGAGTACATAAATGTAGACTATCTAAGCGGCAAAGTGCAAGAATTGTACAAGGTTTATCTAGAATTTGAAAATGATAATGTGTGTAATTAGGTGCTATATAAACTAAAAGATATTGCACATTTAAGAGGATAAATTATGAGTAAAAAGTTAAAACCCCGAATGAATTTTGCTAGCACAGTTAGAAAAGTAGATGCCAAATTAAACATTAACTTTTTTGCTGGGCAAACTGATGATGGTGTTGAAGTTTCTAGAAGTAGTACAACAAATAGAGGCATCACAAAATTGCAAGCCGCTCAAATTTTACAAGACGACTTACCTATGCAAACAATACTATCAACATTTGATGCTAAGCATATCAAGCAACCAGACGGCAATATTAAGGTTGTAGAAGGCATACCATTAGGTGTTGCTAATCTAGTAGCCCGCCAGACCATTACAGGCTGGCTGGGCAATGCAGTAAGTGACAAGAGTGGCAAATTTGACCCAAGCAATCCACAAACAATAAGTGTAGAATATGAAATTACACGCAGACTGCCGCGCTTATTAATAAGAAGCGTAGACGATATAAGTTTCCCAACTTGCTTTAATTTAATAGTTAATTGTGTTGTTGCTGGTGCTACTGTTTATAGAGTTAGAAATGAACATCTAGAGACAATCGACAATGTTACATTTTCTAGACTTATAACCCCAAGTGTAGTAGGCACAGTAGAACTTCATTTTGATTTTACAAAAGAAGCAAGATATGATGATGATACAATTAACTCAGTAAAACTTGAAATATTAGGCTGGAGTGTAGCAGGAGTTTTACCACGTATTGCTTTTTTTAGTGGTGAAATGCACGAGACATTTAGCGGAAACGAACTTCAAAGTATAGAAGTTTTGGAAGAGAAAACAGGAAGTGTAAATGCATTATCCTATGGTATAAGTTCTAATTATTTAAAAGCAAGTTTTTTAAATAGAGGACGTAAATTTTATCGCCCTGCAAACTTTGCTATGCTTGTTCCAAATAGAAAAGTCAAAACTTTAATTAAGTGTGGAAAAGAAAGATATTCGCTAGGCAAGTTTTTTTCTGAAGAATGGAAGTTAGATGATAACAGCGCCTTTATGAGTGTAAAAGCATACGACATTTTATACAGTTTACAAACAGTTATTATAAACTACGGGCTAGATATTAGAAGCGCCGTGCCAGATGCAAACCGCCAAATAGACATAAGACCCTTTAAAAACCATACCATACAGCAAGTTGTAAATAAAATATTCTCACTAATAGAAAGTGTCAGGCTGGATAACGGATTGTTTGATATAATAACTCACCAACTTGATATAAGGCAAGATATTGCTAATGCAAGGCTTCCGTATGTTCTTATTGCTAAGAAATCTGCGTGGGAAGTGTTGCAAGATATTGCTAATTTAATTTGTGCTTATGTGTACGCAAACAGAGATGGCGAGATAGTAATAAAATGGGATGAGTTTTTAGAAAGCCATTTTGTGCAAGAAGAAGAGCCAACCCAATCCGCTTTTAAAGGTTATAAACTAGTTAAACAAACCTACACAATAGAAAACAAAGCAAGTATTAGAAAGTTTGGGCTTAGAAAGTATACATACGACGCTACGCTTTTTGTTACAAACGACATTGACGGCATACCACCATTTGTAAAGTTTATGGCAGAAAATATACTTTCAAAATATAAGGGCGGGGTAGAGTTTGTAGATACAACTTGGAAAGGGCATTTAGGGCTAGAGTTAAAAGATAATTTTGAAGCACGCAGTTTGCACACACCAGAAAATCAAGCTTCAACTGTTTTTGAAACATTGTCTAATGAGATAACCCTAGCCAATGGCTTACGCCAAATAACTAAGGGCAGGGCAACAGAAAACATAAAAAAGAAATCACACGCAGCGCATAGTGGTCAAATATATGCGGGTGAAGGGGCGTACGCAACAAGTCAAACAACACCTAGCGTAAAGCATAAAATAGACCCGGACAATGCCTTTAGTTTTAACTTACCTGTCAATAATAGGGTGGTGGTTAACCAAGTAAATATTCAGTATTATGTGCTAGAAAAATGCACAGACCCAAATAAAGACCGCATCACAATTAAAAAAAGGGACTGCCGTTTTGACACGACAGACCCTAATAAGTTTACAGTAGTAGTTAAGCTAGAAAAGGTTTACGATAGGATAGAGAGTGTACATATTGTTTGTGAGAAATTAGACAAGGTTAGATTTTTGCGAGTAGTTTCAGACACAGCAAACAGCTTAGAGCTGGAGTTCGATGCAAGCGGGGTTTTTGATGAGTTCACTATCCAAATAAACTTGTCTTAACGGACCCTAAATAGAGCAAATGGTGTCATGGAGTTTATGCTAATTGAGTTAGGAGTTCCGAACCAAATATACGTACCAGTCAATGTAGTTACAGGTATTCTTGTACTAGTAGTATTTATAGGTAAAATAGTATTTGATAAACTACCAGTAATCCATGTGGTTTCACCAGTTTGTGAGCGAGCCCTAATAAACTCACTAATTTGTAGGCCTGGCATATTGTGATTTGCTACGAAAACAACTATGTTAGCAGGTGCATCTTCATGGAACTCCACTCTAACGCTAAATAATCTCAAATTACCATTCCACTTGGTAAAAGTCTCACCTAGTTGGTAGATACGCTCTACTTGTTGCCAGTCTTGACCATCTGCTCCATCGTTACCTGCAGGTCCTTGCGGTCCAGTTGCCCCAGTTTCGCCCTGTGGCCCTTGAGCACCATCATTGCCAGCAGGTCCTTGTGGGCCAGTAGGACCCTGTGGTCCTTGATTGCCTTGCTCACCCTGCGGTCCTTGTGGTCCAGTTGGTCCTTGAGCGCCATCATTACCAGCAGGCCCTTGCGGTCCAGTAGTAGCATTCTGCAAGTAGTTGACTTGGTTTCTAAGCAGATATAGTTCTCGCTCTAACTCAGAAATATCATTGCCGCAACCAACGAATGCAAATAATGCAAGGCTAGTTGCAAGTAAAATTATTAATAACTTTTTAAATTTGTTTTTCATTGTTTTTTACTCCTATTGTGGCAGAAAATTCAAACCACTAAATATTAATTTTTCTATACTTACAGTATAGCATAAATATTTTTAAAAAACAACAAAATCAAAAAAGGAAATACAAATTATGATTAAATTATCTTAATTTTAAAAGGTATTCGCTAGATAAGTTTTTCTAAAGAATGGAAGTTAGAAAGTTTGGGCTTAGAAAGTATATATACGACGCTACGCTTTTTGTTACAAATGACATCGACGGCATACCACCATTTGTAAAGTTTATGGCAGAAAATATACTTTCAAAATATAAGGGCGGGGTAGAGTTTGTAGATACAACTTGGAAAGGGCACTTAGGGCTAGAGTTAAAAGATAATTTTGAAGCACGCAGTTTGCACACACCAGAAAATCAAGCTTCAACTGTTTTTGAAACATTGTCTAATGAGATAACCCTAGCCAATGGCTTACGCCAAATAACTAAGGGTAGGGCAACAGAAAACATAAAGAAGAAATCTCACGCCGCGCGTAGTGGTCAAATATATGCGGGTGAAGGGGCGTACGCAACAAGTCAAACAACACCTAGCGTAAAGCATAAAATAGAACCGGACAATGCTTTTAGTTTCAATTTGCCAGTTAGCAATAGGGTAATTGTTAACCAAGTAAACATTGAGTATTTCGTGTTAGAAAAATGTACAGACCCAAGCAACGACAGAATTATAATCAAAAAAAGGGACTGCCGCTTTGACACGACAGACCCTAATAAGTTTACAACAGTTGTTAAGTTAGAAAAGGTTTACGATAGGATAGAGAGTTTAAGAGTTATAAGAGTAAGCTTAGATGAGCCAGAACAGGTTCGCTTTATACAAGTGAGAAGTGCTACAGCAGGTGCATTAGAAGTTGAATTCACATTACTGACAGATGAACTTAAAGATTTTGAAATTCAAATTAACTGACAACTCGAAAGATAGCGTAAGGTATCATTGCGTTAGCGGTGGTTGCTGTTGGAAAGCCAAACCAAACATAGTTTCCAGAAAAGTTTAGTGTTTCGCTCGACCACGTTTCGCCAATGGGCAATGCAGAACCGGTAGGTGTCCAAGTTACGAAAGTTCCGCCTGTCAAGTTTAATGCTCGCATTTGCACGAACGAACTAGGTGCATATCCAGGCATATTTAAATTCGTTATCCAAACACCTATATTTCCAAGTAAATCTGGGCGGTACTCTATTCGTATACTAAATAATTCTAAGCCGTGACTAATAAAAGTAAATGTTTCGCCTAATTGATAAATGCGGTTTAGTTCGGGTGGAATTGCATCTTGTCCAGGCGGACCTTGAATGCCTTGCTCGCCTTGTGGTCCAGTTGGACCTTGCGCCCCCGTTTCACCCTGTGGTCCAGTTTCACCAGTTGGTCCTTGCGGGCCAGTATTGCCCGTAGGACCTTGAGAACCAGCAGGTCCTTGTGGTCCTTGCGGTCCGGCAGTAGCATTCCTTGCTTCTTGAAGTTCTTGTTCTAGTTGCTTGATACGGCTTTCTAGCGCACCTAAATCGACATCATTACTGCAACCAACAAATGCAATTAATGAAATGCTGATTGCAAGTACTATTAATAAAATTCTTTTATTAAATTGTTTCATTTGATTTTACTCCTTTGTAGTATTCACTACTTTTAAATTTATTTGTACTCTCTAAGTATAGCACAAACATTCTAAAAAAACAACAAAATCAAAAAAGGAAATGCAAAGTTATGATAAAGCAGCCAAGACCACCTTAAATTTAAGGGGCTAGAGTTAAAAGATAATTTTGAAGCACGCAGTTTGCAAAAGGCAAACATTAAATAAAAATAATAATTTTTTCGTTTGTGCGTAACGATAAACGCAAGGTTTCGCTTAGTCAAAGCGTAAAAATGAGAATGGGGGTAATCTATGGAAAAAGTAAATGTAGAAAAAACAAAAGTAAATGAAGCGCCAAGTAAAAAGGCTAATAGCGCTAATGGCAATATTATGCTACCAAAGCATAGGTTTGATGCAGTTAATTTGTGCTTGAAAGACACACGGGCAACTTTAGCAGAGAAAGAAATTGAATTAGGGGAAGCAAACGCTAGAATTGCCGAATTAGAAAAAACTTTGCTAAAGTGCAAGGTAGAAATCTATTTGTCTGTAACTGACACAAAGAGTATATCTTTGCTTACTAAAACCATAGATAAGTTAATTAGAAAACGGAGGCGTTAATTTATGAACAGCATTATACAAAAGGTTATAGACACCTTAAAACAAAACAACATAGGCTTTGAAATAGGCGCTGGTAAATATCCAAGTGCCAATACAGACCACCTACAAGGCAAAGTTATTTTTGCTGGTGGTATGGGTATATCTAGCGCAGACAAGCCTAGAAAAATTTTAGGCGGCAAGGTGCTTCAAGCAGAACTATTTAAAGTAGTGCTGCAAGGGCAAGATTACACAAGCCTAGAACAAAACCTACACACAATAAGCACAACGCTTAAAAACGCAGGTTACGTGCAACTAAGCGGCTTAGAGCATATAGAATGCGATAAAGCCCCACAACTTGCAATAACCTACAAAAGCATTTAAAAAACAAAACTAAACAAAAATCAAAAATTTTAAAAGACCAGTAAAAGCAGAGTTTAATAGCATAGGCTTACAAACTTTGCAAATTTAAGATACTGGCAGCCACGCCGAGTGGCAGGAGTAAATTATGTATACAGGTTTAACAGGAAAAATCAAAATTGATGGCGAAGTTGCTTACATAAGCAACTGGAGCGTAGACACTTCTAGAGAGATAATAGAAGTAGCAGAATTAGGCAAGCCCTACAAAAAGAAAGTAGCAGGCTCTGCAAGTTGGAGCGCAAGCGCAGACGGCACAGTAGTGTTTGGAAGCGGAGCAGACAGCCACTCTAAACTGTTTGTTGCTATGAATAGCGGCGAGCCAGTAGAGTGCGAATTTATACTTAACGAAAACGCAAGTGTAAAATTTACAGGAAAAGCACTTATAGAGTCCCTAAGCGTAGACTTATCAGCAGAAGATAAGGGCAACATCTCTATTGCCCTATCAGGCATAGACGCGCTTACACACCCAACTGCATAATGTTAAAGGACTTGTGAAAAGTAGTAGCAAGTCCTTTAGTATGAAACTGATTTGGTAGCACCAAAAAGGCTTCTTTAAAAAAGCAAACAAAAAAATAGACTAGTGTTGCAGAGTTAGAATGTTAGGCATTTAATCTTTGCAAATTTTAAGACACTAGTGAACCCACACTGTGGGTCGGCAATCCGCCGATTAAGGAGAACAAAAATGAAAATCAAGTTAGACAAAACTTACGATGTTAAAACAACACTAGGCACAATCAGAGAGATTGAAAACCTATTCGGACAAAGTTTTTTAGATGCTGTTGGGGGGATAGCAACTATGAAATTAGATGACCAAATTAAACTGCTTTATGCAGGGGTTAAAAAAGCCAACCCAACCATTACACAAGAAAAATTCACAGAACTTTGCGAAGACCACCTAGGGCTAGGGGAACTTATGGAATATATAGAGAAATTTATTTTTGCCTTGCAATACCCCGGTCTAACAGAAAAGGAGGTGCAAGAAAGGGTAGCAAAAAAGTTTGCAAGCAGTCTAAGACTGCAAAAGGCAAGCAAGGGCTAGCAGAGCCACAAGCAGACAACAACCCTTTCAACTGGCTTCAAATTGTAAAAACGGGCGCGCTTGCTGGGCTAAAACCAAACGAGATTTACGCGTTAGAACTATGGGAATACAACGCATTTATAGAAGCCTATCACGACAAACAAAAGCAAAATATCTCTAACGCAATTCTAACAGGCTACTACGCCGCCTACTACATAAATGGTGGCAAAAAAACAAAACCACCAAACAAACTAATTGATGAAATGTACAAGCCAACTAAACAAAAGCAGTCATTTGAAGACGGACTAAAAGACATACAAAAAATAATGGAATTAGAAAAACAAGGAGAAACTAAATGGGAAACATAGAAATTGGTGTATCTACGGCGCTATCAAAACTAGCGCTAGTAAATGATTCACTTGCGCAAACTACTGCTGCAATTAAACAAGTTAGTGACATAAGCGTTATGTCGTTTAGCAAAATTACAGACAGCATAAAAGAATACAGTATGGCAATGGACGAGAGCAGTATGCTATCGTTAGCGCTAGAAGGTGCTAAAGGCGCTATGGCTGCAGTAGATATGCTTGTTAACGAAGGCATTATCGTAGGCACAGAACTAATGCTAGAGCATATATACGCGCTAACAGAAAACGAAGCAATTACTTGGGCGCTTGATGTTGCAAAGGGCGCGTTGTACGCTACAGACACGCTTCTTACAGAAGGCATAATGGCAGGCACGCTAGCGGCACTAGAGCAATTCGAAGCGCTTACAGACTGCGAGGCTATAACCAAAACGCTAGACCTAGCAACAAAAGGCTTAACAACTGCACAAACCTTTATGAACGAGGGCATATTTGAAGGCACAGAACTTTTAATAGACAATATGAAAGAACTTGTAGAATGTGAAAGACTAACTAATTTGCTTGCTAAGGCTCAAGAGGGTTTGGGGTTTGCTCAAATTTTTGCTTCTGAAGGTGCGCTGGGCGGTACAATAGCATTAGCGGGTCAAATTAAAGAACTTACAGACTGCGAAGACATAACAAGCGTTTTAAACGGCGTTATGATAGGCTTAAGCGTTGCGCAAGGAATGGCAGCAATGGCGGGCGGTTCTTTACTAAAGGCAGGCAAAGCGCTTGTGGGTGGCTTAGCCATAGCCGGCAAAGCGGCAGTAGGCGCTGCCAAAAAACTTTTCATAATGGCAAAGGCGGGCTTGGCTGCTATAATGGCAAAGCCCTTTGTGGGCATAGCACTAGGTGCAGCGGCAATAGCGGCAACAGTAGGCGCAGGGGTTGCAATAAACCGAATGGCGTCCCAAAGGGTAAGCGTACCAGCGATGGCAACCGGCGGGGTTGTATCAGCCCCTACATTCGCACTAGTAGGTGAAGGGCGCTACCCAGAAGCCGTTGTCCCATTAGGTTCTAGCCCACAATTTGCTTCTATGAAAGCAGACATAGCCAACGCAGTAATGCAAGGTATATCAGCACTATTAGGCAACACAAGGCGACCAAGCAGAAGCACTTCTAACGAAGTTGTCTTAAACATAGATGGAACGCGCCTAGCACGCGTAATGCTACCAAATCTAGAAAACGAACAACGCCGCAGCGGCTACAATGTAACAATGAGGGAGGTTTAAAATTATGGAAAAAAACCAAATAGAAATAAAGGTAGATGGACAGCACTTAAAGGGAAACCTTATACCATCAAAAGTGCTGCCGGGGATAGAATACATAAAAAATTCTGAAAGAAGTATAAGCGGTAAACTTCACGTAGACATTGCCTCTACAAAACAAACTTTGCAAATAATATACGACTATTTGGATAAAGAGAGTTTCGAATATGTTGTAGGCATTTTTGGTGCAAATAATTCAATAGCTATGACAGAAGGTCTAGTTATAGAATATAGTTTTGATGTGTCTAAAAAAAGTAAGGGCAAAAACGATGATAAACCAAATTACAGTAATTTGCTTGATAATGAAACACTACGCAAGTTTATTGTGGAAGACTTTATATTTGAGCCATTAATAATAGATGATAACATTAAGTGGAAGAATATCTCAATAAATTTGGTGGAGGTATAGAAAAGTGAATGAAAACGAAACCACAAAAAATCAAATGGATTTCGCCAGTACAGTTAGAAAAGTTGAAGGCTTGCTAGGTATTAATTTTTTTGCAGGGCAAACAGACAACGCGGCTTTTTTTATAAAGCCTACCACAACTAACCGCGCTACAAACACGCAAGCAAGACAACTGTTTCAAGGTGAGTTAGAAGTGCAGCCAGTAATAGCATCTTTTGATAGGATAGCCTATGGGGATAGAACTAATAAAAAAGGAATTCCGTTAAACTGCGAATTAACCAAATTAGTTGATAGAAAAACAATTACAGGCTGGGTTGGAAACAGAGTAAGTAACGAATTTAACAAATTTGAACCAGCGCAAATTATTAGCATAGAATATACATTGCCTAGAAGGTTGCCGTGGCTTACGCTAAGAAGTGTAGACAGAGTTAGTTACCCTACTAAATTTAATGTTAGTATATTTCAAAGGTCACCCGACAGCACGAATAGTTCTGTAAGCTTTAGCGAAGCAGATACAACAATAGTAGATAACGAAGTTAGCAACTTTAAAGAATATGGCTTTAATTTTGCGAGTAACAGTTACTTTGATGAGAGTAATGTTGTGCGGGTAACGTTAGAGATATTAGAGTGGAGTTTGCCAAATACCCTACCTAGAATTGCATTTTTTAGTGGTGAGATGCACGAGAGTTTTACGGGGGATAACTTACGCAGTTTAGAGATATTAGAGGAAAAAACTTCTATTGTAGATAGACTTTCTTACGGGATATCTAGCAATTATTTAAAGGCAAGTTTTTTAAATAGGGACAGACAGTTTTACGAGCGTAAAAATTTTGAAATGTTAAGACCCAACAGAAGTGTAAAAGCCCAAATTAAATGCGGAGAAAAAAAATACTCTTTAGGCACATTTTATTCTAAAGAATGGAAGTTAGACGATGCCAGCCATTTTATGAATGTTAAAGCGTACGACATTTTATACAGTTTGCAAAATGTAATAATTAACTATGGTATGAACATAAGAAATGCTAACTCAGAAAGTTTAGATATACGCCCCTATAAAAATGTAAGCGTAAAAGATGTTATTAGTGAGATATTTAAACGTATTGGGGAAGTAAGAAGGGACAACGGGCTGTTTGATGTGATAAGAGAAATTTTAGACTTGTGCGATAGCATTAAAGACGTAAAGTTGCCATTCGTGTTAATAAACAAAAAGTCTGCTTGGGATGTGCTAAAAGAGTTAGCAAATTCTATATGTGCTTTTGTGTATGCAAACAGAGATGGAAAGATAGAGATAAGCGGGGATACATTTGCTAACGCTATAGAATGTGGCGGCGAAAAAGAAGTTACTCTAAACAGAAGTTACAAAAAAGAAAAGCGAGTGTTTACAGAAAATTACCCAGACAGCATTGCTAAAAATGGACTGCACGAATACACTTACAAAGCAAATATGTTTGTAACAAATGATGCAAGCAAAAAGCCAGAGTTTTTGGTATCTGTTGCTAAAAACATTATAGATAAGTATAAAAACGGAGTAACTTTTGTAGACACTACGTGGAAAGGTGATGCTGGACTTGGGCTAAGTGATATGTTTAAAGCACGTAGTATGCACGAGCCTAAGGTTAGTGTTTACGAGACTTTATCAAACGAGATGGTGCTTAGCAATGGTTTCAGACAAACAACCAAAGGCAGAACAACAGAAGATAGGCTGGTATCAGATAGGCATATATTGTATAGCGGAGAAGGCTATGTGGGGGACGCATTTGCAACCAACCAAACAGAAATAATGGCAAAAGCATTAATAGACCCAGACAACGCATTCAGTTTTAACCTACCAGTTAATAATAGAGTTATTGTTAACCAAGTTAGAGTGGAATATTGGGTGTTGGTGGAGTGCAATGAGCCAGAAGCAATTACAGTAAACAAAGCAGATTGTAATGTAACACCAATCGTAGACCAAAATAATAACACCACAGGCTATAGGATAATAACAACTGTGGTACTAGAAAAGGTTTATGATGAAATAAGGGAAATCATAGTTAGGCAAAGCGATTTAACATTTGTAAAGGTCATCGAAGCAACAGCCAGTAGTTTAGTTATTGAGTTGCAATCACCGGCAGAAAGATTTGATGAATTTGTAATTCAAATAAATAGGGCAACTTAAAGGTGATTATGGAGCTAACCGAAATTTTACAAAAGGAATCATTGTGTTAGCAGCAACAGCAGTAGGAGTGCCGAACCAAAAATAAGCACCATCAATATCCATATATTCTCGGGAGTCTCCTATTGATAAAATGTTATTTGAAAAATTATGAGTTGAGAAAGTGCCACCAGTAGTCATATGCCTACCCCTAATGAAAGCGCTAGTGCTATATCCGGGCATATTGTAGTTTAATATGGTGATTCTTATTGGATTAGAGAGCGCATCATTTCTATGCAAGGTAACACTAAATAACCTTAGGCTACCGTGCCACTTAGTGAACGTCTCGCCTAGTTGGTAAATGCGCTCTGTAGGTGTCCAGTCTTTGCCATCATTACCTGCTGGACCTTGCGGACCTTGAGCGCCATCATTACCTGCTGGACCTTGCGGACCTTGAGCGCCATCATTACCTGCTGGACCTTGCGGACCTTGAGCGCCATCATTACC